GATCCCAATGCGCTGGACCCTAGTAACCTCAATGTCCTCAGAGCAGCAATGAAATCCGTTAGCAAGGATGCTGTAGTCATGCGTGCTGCATTGATGAATGCCATTCCCGGATCTCCTCTAGCTGCAGCATACGCTGCTAAGTTGGGGGTAATGGAAGCTCGACTAGCTTCGGTAGGTGCAGTTGCCAAGGACACCGAAACCCGGATGTTTGCGTTCGGGAATAAGCTTAAAGAGGCTGGCACAACCCTCTCAGGCGTTGGTCGGCAGATGCTGACAAGCGTCACTCTCCCCATCATGGCGGCAGTTGGTGGGGTATTCGCCATGGCTCACAGCGTTGGGCAGGCTGCTTCGCAGATTCAGAATCTAGCAGCATCGACAGGGCTCACGACAGACCAGCTACAGCAACTCCAGTACATCTCTGGAATCGTTGGGGTGAATTTCTCCACCCTTACCCGTGAGATAATGCGTCTTCCGAGTCATCTGATGGGTGTCGGAAAAGAGACCAGCACAACGGGTCGTGCGTTGAAGATGCTAGGAATTGATGCTGAGATTAGCAAAAATCACCTGAAACCCATGAGTCAGCTCCTTCCAGAGATCATCACGAAGCTGCAGGGGATTCCCGATGTGTCCACCCGTATGGCAGTAGCGTCTAAGGTTTTCGGTGGGGTTGGCAGCACGATGCGTGACCTGGCACCGATTCTAGCGCTCTCTGCAGACGAGTTCAAGCGCCTCGGTGAAGAGGCCGTAGCAAGCGGTAACGTTCTGAGTGGTCCTCAGCTGATAGCGGCTATCAAGTTTGACGAGCAATTCCGCGCGTTGACATTGACGATGAAGGGTTTGGGCAATCAGCTCGGCATCGCGCTTCAGAAACCGCTGAGTCAATTGATGCCCTTCATCCAGAAGACGGTCATTCCGACCCTCGTGGAGTGGTTCAAGAAGGGTGTCAAGATCATTGAGTGGCTTCAAACGCTGTCTCCTGAAGTGAAGAAGAACGTCTTCTTTATCGTTGGTCTTGCGGCTGCAATGGGTCCACTGCTAATGTTCTTCGGTCCTCTGCTGAAGGGAATCGGCGGGTTGATTGCCGGTTTCAAGACGATGAAGCTCTGGACAGGGGTAGTGATAACAGCTTTGCAGAATCTGACCGGAGCTGAAATTGCTGTTGGAGCAACACCCATCCTTCTTGCACTCGGTGCTGTAGCACTGGCGATCTGGGCAATCAAAAATCGTGCGGATGAAGCAGCCGGTGCGATTGCTCAGATGCATCGTGGTGCTGCCGATGCGGTGGCTGCTGCTCGTGACTTCCAAAAGAGCGGGTTCGAAACCTCAGAGATGACTGCAAAGAGGCTTGGGTATAAGACCCTGGGGCAGAAACATTCATTGTTTTACCAGGCAACCCACTCCTCAACTTGGGATAAGTACGCTGATGAGGTTGACGTTGACTCTCTCTCGAAGGCCAATAAAGCTCGTATACAACGTGCGCGGATTGCACACAACGCGGCTGCGATCCTTGCTGGCAAGACACCGATGAAGTACCCGACCGCACCCGGAGCACCGGCAGCACCAACCACTTCAGGAATCGACCTTACCAAGCTGGACTACTCTGCGTTCGACAAAGCAGCGAAGAAGGGGGCAGGCGGTCGATCAGCCAAAGCCGAGCTGACGGATGCCCAGAAGGCCACGGAATCGTTGCGAAGCAAGATCCTGGATCTCTCCCGCGCGATTCGACTCCAGGGAGACTCCAGCGAGTATGCTGCCTTGAAGGATTCGATCCTTTTCGGGGAGTATAAGAAAGCTCCTGCATTGGTGCAGGCTCAAGCGTTGAAACTTGCTGACCTCGATGCATGGTGGGAGAAGGAGCGGGAAGCTTCTGATGCAGCTCGATCTTCTCAGATTGGCTATCTGAAGTCCCTTGCTGAAACAGGGAAGGACACTTCGATGCAAGTCTTCCTGGACACCTTCAGCAAATATCTCCCGAAGAATCTCGCTGGTGTAACCAGCTTGAAGCAGCTGCGTGACGTATACGCCAAGTTGCCTGCACCCATCAAGGCTGCGATTGACGCTATGTCTGACTGGATCGAAAAGACTGAGAAAGGTCGAGAGACCGCACAGGCAATGGCGGATGCGGCTGAAAAACTCCAGCAACAGATGACCGAGCTGGCATCACGCGTCACCGGTGCCAAAATGGAGCTGTTCAAGGCTCAACTCGGTGCGGCAGGTCGAACCGAGGACCTCCGGATGCTCGAGATGTTCGGTGACCTGGCTGGTGACATTTCACTCCCGACCATCACGGTTGCCGACACCCTAGCGTTGATTCGTTTCCATCTCAGACAACTCGGACCTGATGCCGAGAGTCTCGCTAAGATCGGGCTTGAGGCACAGGGTGCTACAGCAGCCCTCACTGCCGCAGCGGAAGCAGCCAAGAAGCTGACCGACGAGAACCTCCGGAAGGCTGAACGGCAGCAAGACGCTGAACAGAGCCTGCAGGACATTCTGGATCAGCAGGAAGTGGCTCGACGGAAGTTGGCTGGGTTGTGGTCGGCTGAGGATGAGATCTGGAGTCAGCTTCCGAAAGATATAGAGAAGACGGCTGACGTCATTGCGAAGGTTGGAGAGGCTGCACAGCGTGCAACAAAGCTGGAAGCATGGCAACAGTTCCAGGATAAGATACAAGCGATCGCCGACCAGATGCAGGGAATCTTCAGCAACGCGTTCGAGAAGCTTATGACCGATGGGTTCGGATCGTTCTTCAAAAATGTTATTGAAGGTTTCAAGCAGATGATCAATAAAATGGTAGCCGACTTCCTGGCTAGCCAACTGATGGCAATGCTGACCCGCAATCTCCCGAGGTCTGGTGGAGGGGGAGGTGACCAGCCCTGGTCTGAAAACACTGGAGTGCCGGGGTGGAGTCAGCTTATCGGTGCCTTCGCAGGCAGTGGTGGCGGCGGTGGAGGTGGTTCCTGGCTTCCAGGAATGCCTGACATCTTCAAGGCATCAGGAGGTCCAGTTTCTGCCAGAACACCCTACCTCATCGGCGAACGGGGTCCGGAATTGTTCGTTCCGAGCAGTGCAGGGAAGATCATCCCCAATGCAGAACTCGCAGGGACGGGGCAGAACAATTATTTCTCCTTCTCTTACCAGATCAGCACTCCGAACCCTGAAGCGTTCCGCCAATCACAGTCCCAGCTCATCGATCAGGCTTACCGTGCCGGTGCATTGGCAGTCAGGAGGAATGGCTGATGGCATTCGACGAAGTCAGAATTCCCGACAGCATCGCTGAGGGGAGTAAAGGCGGACCGCAGTTCAACACCATCGTTGTTGCAACCTCCTCGGGTGCGGAACAACGTATAGCACTCTGGCAACAGTCACTTCGTAAGTGGGACATTCAATACGGAGTTCGACTAGAGGATGAGGCCGATGAGCTGATCACCTTCTTCCAGGCTCGACAGGGTCGTCTGAATGGATTTCGCTGGAAGGACTGGAACGATTTCGAGGCGATCGACTCCCCTCAGGCTGTGTACGACACCAACAAGATCCAGCTCTACAAGCGCTACACCTCTGGTGGGGTGAACTACGACAGGAAGATAATCAAACCAGTTGCAGCGTCGCTGACTCTGAAGAAGAACGGAACCAGTTTCACCAACTTCACGTTCGACACCATCACAGGAATCGTCACCCTCGCTGGCGGTGACTACTCTGGAACCTGGCTAGCCTCGTTCGAATTCGACGTTCCGGTGAGGTTTGACACGGACTCGATCGAGTACACACTTGACGACGGGTATCGGGTCTTCAGCTCGATTGCAGTGGTGGAGCTTTTGGTATGAGAACAATTCCTCCCGACCTGCAAACTCACCTGAACGGGGAGTGCCTTACCCTCGCGCAGTGTGTAAAGCTGACGAGGGTTGATACTACAGTCCTCGGTTTTACGACCGGCAACCTGGATATTGAATACGGTGACGTCGTCTACAGTGCGCTTTCTTCACTCGGAGCATCCCAGCAAGCCAGTCGAATTGGGACGGGTGTTGACAATATGGAAGTCGTTGGAATTCTCGACTCTGAAGCAATCACTGAAGCTGATATCCAGAGTGGTCTCTACGACAATGCCAGTCTCGAGGTGTTCGTTGTCAACTGGGCGGATCTCACTCAGGGTCGGGTTCTCTTGTTCTCGGGGTGGATCGGGAATGTCACCCTCCAGGACGGGCAGTTTACAGCCGAAATTAGATCGAAATCCCAACGACTCTCCCAGCAGGTCGGTGAGCTTACCAGTGCAACCTGCCGTGTTGTTCGACTCGGCGACGGTCGTTGCAAGCTTGCTCCTATGAGTAGTTATCGGTTCGACCGTGACGTCTCGGCAGTAGTGGACAACCGAAACTTCACCTTTGCAGCAGATACAAATGTAACCGGTTACTACGATTCTGGTTTGGTTACCTTCGCTGCAGGTACGAACAACGCAGGGCTGTCGAGAGGTGTGAAAGTTCACACTCTAGTCGCAGGAGAAGCGGTCATCGAGCTTCAAGCAGCCTTCCCATACGATGTAGAGGTCGGGGACACAGCAACGCTGGAGGTTGGATGTGACCGTCGATTGGTAACCTGTCGTGACAAGTTCCCAGCACCAAATACGGTCAACTTCCGTGGAGAACCAACAATTCCTGGGACGGACATTCTGTGGGCACGTGGGCGGGGTGATGCATGACGATGACAAACGTTGAGCGGTTCATAACCGAGGTTCGATCCTACATCGGAACACCTTTCGTCCACGCAGGTAGGTCCAAGGTCACCGGTGTGGACTGCGTTGGAATTCTCGTCGGAGCAGGGAAGGCAGTTGGAATCATTAACTATGATGACGTCAACTACAGTTCACGGTCGATCAACTCAGAATATCTCGTTGCACAATTGCAGCGATTCAGCAACCAGATCCCTTCGGATGAACGCGTGATCGGGGACATTCTTCTTTTCAACGTTCGAGGCCGACCAACCCATACCGGAGTGTTGGTAACTCCAACGACGTTCGTCCATGCCTACCAGACAGCAGGGAAGGTGTGCGAAACTGCTTTGGAACCTCACTTCATTCGGAGTCTGAACGCTGTCTACCGAGTCAGGGAGGAACTATGGCACAACTAGTCCTCGCGGTAGCAGGGGCTTATCTGATGCCTGCCAACCCGGTGATGGGATTCTCTACCGGTTGGACTGTCGGCAGCGTTCTCTTTCCTCCGCCTGGGCCTGATATTGGGAGGTTGAACGATCTCAGTGTTATGGGTTCTAGCTATGGGACTATGATCCCGATAGTATATGGCCAAGTTCGAGTAGGAAGTGTCCTCATCTGGACAACACCCTTGGAAGAGCATTCCAGTTCAGTAGGTAAAGGTGGAGGCGGAGCGACTGAGTATAGTTATACTGCGAGTTTTGCTGTCGCCGCCTGCGCAGGATCAATTACCGAGATCAAGAAGATCTGGGTCGAGGACATCTTGTTGTATGAGAATGAAACCTGGTCAGAACACGTGACAGGTCGGATATATCTAGGTGACGAGGAGCAGGTTGCTGACCCCCTGATCGCGGGAATCGAGGGCGAAACAAGCACTCCCGGCTATCGTGGTCTAGCATACGTTGTCTTTGAGGATCTCGGTCTCGAGAAGTGGGGAAACCGCATCCCGCAGGTGAGTTTTGAGGTCAACCGAGCTCGTGGGTGGCTGTAATCAAAGGAGAGATACTATTATGAGTCTGAGGTTCATAGATTCTTTCGACCATTATCAGACGGCGGACATCACGAAGAAGTGGACAGCGATCAGCGCGTACGGCGGTGGAGTAATTGAGGCGGGAGGTCGAAATGGAAACTGTTTGCACATGGCAAATGGTGGATTTGCGTCACTTACTCTTGATGCTCAATCCACCTGGGTTATAGGATTCGCCTACAAGACCTCCACCAGCGAAAGGAAACCAATCACAGACGTGCTCGACGTTGGGGATCTCCAGGTTACGCTACGCTTGAATGCTGATAATACCCTATCAGTAGTAAGGGGATCGCATACTACAGGGACAGAACTAGGCAAAAGCGTCTCTGCGCTCAGCAATGACACTTGGTACTACATTGAACTCAAAATCACAATCGGGAACTCTGGTTCATATCAGGTCAAAGTGAATAACGTTAACTGGATCGCATCGGCAGTTGGCGACACGCAAGCCACCGCAAATGCAACAGCAAATCGGGTTAGGCTCTACTGTGCAACCGGGGTGAGTGGCAACTATTACGATGACCTCTACGTTTGCGATGGTCAGGGAACATACAACAAAAACTTCCTGGGCGATTGCCGAGTGCAAGCGATATTCCCCGACGCAAACGGTGCCAACAATGACTTCACCGGGTCGGACTCGGATTCAACGGATAACTATGCGCTCGTGCAGGAGAAGGCGACGGACTTCCCCGACGATGACGCCACGTACGTCCAATCGCTCACGGTCGGGCACAAGGACACCTATCTCTTTGAGGATGTGGCGTACGCCGAAGGTGAAACAGCCATTGCAGGTATTCAAGTCCTGGTTTGCGACAAGAAGACGGCTGCAGGCCCTATGACAATATGTCCTGTGGTACGAGTAGGTGCTGCTGACTACGATGGTGTTGCAGTTGCACCGTCAGAAGGTAGTTACTCATATATGAGACAGGTCTATGGATGTACACCAGACGCGAATGCTGATCAGTGGACACCAGACAATCTCGCTGTGGCTGAGATTGGACATAAAATCGTGAGTGTTACATAGATGTCCGATACATATACCCAGATAACCCAACTTGTGGTAGAAGTTCTCGAGATCCCCTTGACAGCTGAGTCTCACATGACCCAAGCTGCTGTTGAAGCAGCGATAATGTCTTGGGAGTCTCAAGCTCGAGTCAGTCAGGCTGCAATTGAAGTTGTGATGACAGGGCGACCCCCGATGATGCTTAAAGATGTCCTTACCGACCTTGCAGAACGTGTTGGGCTTGAAGCCAACGACTTTGACTTTTCAACGGCAACCCAACCTGTCAGCGGGTTCCTGGTCACCTCCCGTAGCGCTGCCAGAGACATTATCAGCTCCATTCTGCAGTTTTACTTTGTTGATCTGATTGAGGTTGATGGCAAGCTGGTCAGCGTGAATCGTGGAGAAGCTACACCCATAGCTATCCCTGAAGCTGATCTCGGTGCAGTCGTCCTGCCTGGGACTACACCACCAAGACTCGAGACGACACGGAGGCAGAATGTTGAGATTCCGTGGAAGGTTGACCTTGAGTACTTCTCAATTGAATCCATCGAACAGCGAGCTGTCCAGAGTGCGTCAAGGCAGGACATTGAGGGTAGCCAGGAGCAACGGTCTGTCTCCGGGCAGATAGTGTTAGGGGACACCAAAGCACGTCAGATCGCCGAGGCACTTCTCTACGACGCTTGGATGCAACGGGTCGGGTTCAAGCTGTTCTTACCACCCAAGTACCTCGGGTTGGTCCCGGCAGATGTGATTACTCTGCCAACAGACCAATTGGCCAGAGTGGTCTCGAGTCTGGTAGCGCCATTCGGTGTTATCGAACTTGAAGCCGTAGCGGAAGATCCCAGCATCCTAACGCAGATTGCCGAGGGTGAAGGACCCGCCAACCGAGGACCGGACTTCTGGAACATAGGCAACATTCTCGTTATGGCGTGGAATGGGAATGCACTGCGAAACGAGGACACCGATTCCCTCGGCATCTACGTTGCTGTAGTTAACGACGCTGACGATTGGGATGGTTGTAGCATCTACTCATCAACAGACGGTGGAACTACCTACCAGAAGAAAATGTCAATCAGTCGAGTATTTGCCATGGGTGAGACGCAGAGTGCCCTCCCGGCTTGGGATATTGATCAGTTGGATGTTCTGGATGAGACGAATACCCTAGTGGTCAAGGTCGAGGGTGGTACAGCTTCAGCGCTGACCACCACCAGTGAGGCTGAAGCTCGAGCAGGGGACAATGCCTGCCTCGTTGGGAACGAGGCTCTACACTTCTGTACAGTAGAATCGCTGGGCGGTGGAGTCTATCGTCTGACCGATCTCATTCGTGGTCGTCGAGGGACAGACGCCTTTTGGGATGATCACGAGGAGGTTGAGCCGTTTGTTGTTCTGACCGACCGTATTCGTCGAGTCTCCATCCCTGAACAATTCCTCGAGGCTACGGTGCTCATGAAGGCGGTTCCTGGTGGAGAGTCCGTTGACGACGTTTCTCCCCACCCGATTGAAATGCTTGGGAGAGAGTACATTCCCTATGCTCCCTACGAGGTGGTAGGCACTTGGGTGGCTGATGATATCCTGATTGATTGGACACGGCGTGATCGAAATGATGGGGATATACGGACGAGCGTTCCACTCTCAGAAGAGTCGGAGTCCTACGAGATCGATATAATGGACGGCGAGGTAGCGGCGAGAACCCTCACTTCGACAACGCCAACCGTTACCTATACCACTGCTCAGCAGGTGGAGGACTTTAGTGGTCTTCAAGCTGAGATAACCGTTCGGGTGTATCAGATGAGTGGGGCTATGGGGCGGGGTTACACGCATGACGTTGTTCTGGCAGCAGGATCGTAATCAGGACTGGTTTCCTACCGTACTGGTAACGGTTACAATAAGAGGTCATGAGAGATGGGATTACTGGTTAGTATAGCTGCATTGACGATAATCGCACAGTGTATTTCTGTGTACTACGTCATCAAGATATATTGGTTGATCCACGAGCGGTTGATCTTCTTGTTGGTAGTGGTCAATATTGCACGTTGCATACATTATATGGTCAGACTTGCTGTGCTGGGTTCGCACATCTGGTCATTCT